ATGCCACCAGTATGGACCGACTTTTTCAAATTATTTAATTATAGCGCCGAGCCAGATCCATTGGCTCGACGTAAAGATCCTCGTCAATTTACTTCTGCTGGCATCAGCCAGCCAGAAGCATTGGGATCTGATATTAACAATGGTCAAGTTAGCGGAGGAATGTCCAGCTATCGCCAGACCAATGACATGATTGACACAACAACACTGTCAAATCGTGCCATGAGATATAAAGAATACGAAAGATTAAGGAATGTTCCCGAAATTGAAATGGCAATGACCGTATACGCAGACGAAGCTTGTGTCGCAGGTGACACCAAAATTGCCACTCCTTTCGGCTTCATAACAATTAAAGAATTAACAGAAAATAAATCTGAAGAACGATTTCTTGTTTATTGCTACGACTTTGATACAAAAGATTATACACTAGGATGGGCATTCGCCCCTAGAAAAGTAAAAACAGCACCAACAATTAAAATAACCCTAGACAACGGCACAACATATACAGCAACAAGCGATCATAGAGTTCTTCTTAAAAACGGACAATGGACAGAAACAGGAAGCCTTAAATTCGGCGATGAATTAATGCCTTTTTATAGAATATCCACTAGCATAAGACACAAAAAAATAAGACAAGGTCAATACCCCAAAATCCTAAGCACAAATAAAGGCTGGATTAATGAAAAACAATTCATAGAAGATTGGAAAACAGGAAAAACAAGCCGTGATTATCAAATTCTAAATCGTGCTTGCCGTATGATTGCTGGCGGTCTAACTACCAGACAAATATCCCAAAAATTGGAAATGGATTGGCACACCATTGAAGATAGAATGTACAGAGAAGGATTTTCACACAAATCAATAATACAACTGGAAACCATGGGCGAGACAAGACGTGTCGTAGGCGTCAGCCCCGGACAAGAACAAGATGTATACGATATTTCAGTAGAAAAACATAAATGCTTCGCCACAGATTCAGTTATTCTACACAATTGCCAACGTGACGAAAATGGAAATATCTTCAAGATTACAACTGATAATCAAGACGTTAAAGAAGAAATAGAATTCTTAATGCTCAACAGAAAAATGCTTAATCTTAATCGCCATGGCTGGACTTGGTTCAAAAATCTTTGTATTTCTGGCGATCATTTTTTGGAAATTGTAATTAATCCAGAAAATCCAAAAGAAGGAATTTATCGCTGCCTGTCTCTGCCACCAGAAACAATGTATCGCATAGAAACTGTCAAAAGCAGAGTTATCGAGTTCCAACAAAGCAAAGAAGGACCTGACTACCAAGCAATCGTAAGAGGATCTCCTACAGAACTAACTGATACAGAATTAGGACAAACAACTGCAATCAGATTCGCACCAAGTCAAATTATTCACTTTAGAATCGGCGATGATAGAAAAACATTTTATCCATATGGACAAAGCTTAATTGAACCCGCCCGTGCTCCAGCACATAGTCTTCGACTTATGGAAGACGCAATGGTCGTTTACCGTTTAGTTAGAGCGCCTGAAAGACGTGTTTTTTATATCGATGTAGGTCAACTTCCACCATTCAAAGCTGAAGCATTCATGGATAGACTTAAAGATCAATTCCGTAAAAGAAAAATTGCAAACAACAGCGGAAATGGCGGAGCAAACCAAGTAGATGAAAGATGGATGCCACCCGCTCAAGATGAAGATTACTGGCTTCCTATTCGTCCAAATAGCGGAACAAGAATCGATACATTGCCGGGAGCAGAAAATCTCGGTGAAATAGATGATGCAGTATATTTCCGTAACAAATTACTAACTGCCCTCAATTTCCCTAAAAACTATTTCAACAACGAAGATCCCGGCGCAACAAGGATAACACTTAGTAGCCAAGATGTAAAATTCGCCAGAATGATCGAAAGACTTCAAAGCCACTTTGAAGACGGTCTTCTCGAACTAGCAGAACGACACCTTCAACTAAGAGGATTTCCCGAAGAACATTATCGTGACCTAAGAATAAAAATGACACCCCCAAGCGATTGGAGAGAACTGTCCAGAGCAGAAGTCGTCAACGCACGCTATGGAAACGCTGGAACACTAAAAAGCAGCCAACTTATGTCAGATTATGACATAATGATTAAAATTCTTAAATATCAAAACGATGACGCAGAAGAAATGCTCGCCAGACTAAAAATTCAAAAACTCGAAGACCTCAAACTACAAGTCCTCGCACAAAATCCACAACTCCTCGGCGTTGGAATTCCCGGCCAAGAAGAAGGCGGCGAACAAGAATTGGGCGATAAAGAAGGTGGACCAAACACACAACCAGAACCAGAAGGAACACCACCACCAGAAGGACAACCTCCCGAAGGATTACCTCCAGAAGGAATGCCTTCACCTACAGCAGGAGAAGCAGATAAAGCATCAGCCGCTCAACCAGCAAATATTCCCGATGCAACCGAAAATGATATCAAAAAATTTGACCTTGAACTTCAAGATTATGAATCTGAAGCAGATATCGAAGACATTGACTACAGCGTGACAGACCGATGATAAAAGTAGGACTGTCACAACTGCCAACACTAGCCTTCAAAAATAGGCATATAGTTGAATATTCAACCAACGCAGGCTGTATGTATTGTCAAAAAATTTACCCTATAAGTGAAATAAAATCCTATACCGATAACCAAAAAACTTGCCTATGCCCATATTGCAATGTCGATGCAGTTATCGGCGACAAATCAGGATACGAAATAAATGAAAAATCTTTATCAAATGCAAATAAATATTGGTTTCAAAAAAAATAATTATTTAAAAAAAAATTACAAATATTTTTTTTATTTAATTAATCCTTGGTGGCTGAATAACCGTCAGCTGCATTAGGATATAATTCCTCATCATGCTTAGGCTTGCGACCATCCTCATTCCCTAATCCCTTTTCATTCATCCCACCATGATGCTTCCTACCTATATTTTGAAATGAATCAAGCCTGTAATCATTTAAAATATCTCTTATTTCAGGCTTCATTCTGTTCTGATTCAAAAATGCAACTATGTCCTGAGGAGCAATATCCATCATCTTCTTCAAAGCCTTTTTTACAACTTCCAAAGCAGAACTAGATTTTTCATCCATCCCATCTTCTGAATTAACAACAGGATCATGATCATATGAAGCTAATTCCTTTAAATTAAGATATTGTTGAAATGTTTTCATTATTTTGTCCATTTTTGTGTGTTAATGCATACTTATATATTGAGCGGAAACAAAAAACAAGTAATGCGGTGTGAAATCTAATCTTGAAGTATAGATACTCTCATTGGCAAGCATCGAATCGCAATTAAATTTTACGAACCTTATCATAAAGGGAGTCAACAGATCATGAAGAGAAAACTTATTTCTTACGATGTCCTCAAAGAACTTAAATCAAGATCTCTCACGACAGTAGAAAACGAACTCAGAGAAGCAAAAGATGTGCTTGCAACAACACTCGGTCTGGATGACCTAGACATTTACACATTCAGCGAATCAGATGTCACCTATCAGTCTTCTGATGGCAACTTCATCCACGCAACATATAAAGTCACCGATGATCAAGTCATTCTTGAAAATATTCAAGCACTGATTGTTGAAGAATCGAGCGAAAGAAATCACGCTCGCCAAACAGTCAGCAAAATGATTGACAGCCTTCTCGAAAATGACTCAAATTCAGCAGAAAGCCTTTTTGACTCTTATATGTCAATGCCTTTCGTGAAAAGAGAAATGTCAGTAAATGAAGCTGTTAAAGCAGTTTCAAAATCACCACTCAAAGGACGCAAACAAAGTCCTGCAACTATCGCAAAACGCACCCGTGCTCGCAACCTTTCACTCTCAAGAATGAGTCCAACAGATCGCAAGAAGCTTGGACGACGTAAAAAAGGTTCCTTCATTGCAAAAAACCTTAAGCCAAAAACCATGAGAGAATGGGCCGCAATGTGCGAAAATGTTCTCGGATATCTCAACTACGTCAATAACGGCAGCGTCATTAGCGAATCAGCAGTTAAATCCGACGACAATGGCAATGTTACCGCATTGGCCGTTCCAACAACAGAAAAACGTAAACAAGGCAAAATTCTTACCATGGACTTTAAAACCATGGACACAGAACTCAAAGTACTTCGTGGAACTATGAAAAATGTCAGCGAAGATCAAACATTCATCAAAGCAATGACTGATCTTAAGAGATATAACAATATCAGCGATAACGGATCTATGGAAGAAACACTCGAAGCAATCGTAGGACACTGGCCAGATCTACTACTAGTCAGCGAAAGCGAACTAGCAGAACAGATTAAAAATGCACTAACAATTGCAGAAGCAACTAACTTCGACGATGATACCTGCTTCTTTATGGCAGAAGCCATCCTGCGAACCGCACACAACGCTTATACCGACCGTGTAAAGAAAATCGCTCACCTCGCAGGCTATAATCGTGATGTCACAAGTGAATGCAAAACATGCGAAGACGCTTATCGTGAATTTTCACATGTATCACAAAAATTGTTCGACCAGATCGACGAAAATCACAACAACGAACTGGTAATTTTCGGCGATCTATACAACGCACTCCACGAAGTATATCGCATCGCAAGCCATAACGGCGACCAAGCTACTACCATAGAAGTTTCTGACTTTATGCGTGAATGCTACTCAATTATCAACAACACCTCACTTCCAAATATGGAACTAGCAGAAGCAATTGCTAACTACCTCGCAGATATACTCGAATCTAGCGAAGAAGGTGGAGAAAAAGGCTGGAGCCACGATGTAGAAGTTAACGCAACTGGCGAACACGAAATGACCAAATGGAATGCAAAACAAAACGGAACACCATTCAGCAACGGCGGTAACTGGAAAAGCCCAGCACCCGTAAGCGATGGCAAAAGCTATAACGGTAGCCACGCTAGCGAAATGGGCCACAACAGCTTAGGAAATTACGGGAAAGATACTTGGCCAAATGTCCAGAATCCTTTCCTGCCTAAATCAGTTATGCCAAAAATGAAAGAAAAAAGCGTAGTCGATGACGATGGACTAGGATTCAATTCATCTGGTAATACTTGGCCAAACCTGAGAAACCCATTGTCACTCAAATCAATCAAACCTAAACCAGTTGTATAAAATGAAAGGATTTCAATGGAAAATCAATTCTTACTAGTTGATTGCTGCAATAACGGTGGTTTTACCTTGAGCCTCAATGAGTCAGTCTCCGATAGGGGACTGACAAAATTCAAAGGTAAATTCCAAGAAGCAGAAGCAGTTAACAAAAATAAAAGAATCTACCCATATGCTGTTCTTGATGAAAATGTCAAGAAACTAGTACCAATAATCAGTAGCCGTGGATTAGTCGGAGAACTCGATCACCCAACTGACTCCATCATCCACTTTGAAAAATGCTCTCATGTCGTTACTAAATTATGGTGGGAAGGAAATAACCTAATGGGCGAAGGAGAAATTCTCAACACCCCTCATGGCAAAATCCTAAAAGCACTTATCAACGACGGAGTCCGTGTCGGCATCAGTAGTCGAGGCGTTGGAAATGGAAGAAGTGACGAGAATGGAATCCTTGTGATCGGTGAAAGCTACAAACTCATTACGTTTGACGCAGTAGCAGATCCCAGCACACATTCAGCCTTTCAGGAGAAAGTGCCGAGTGGAAAGAAAGAAAGTTATGTCCCAAATACCAATAATGCAGAATTTTCTAGAAATGCGGTAAAAAATGAAAACTCCCGCATACATAATGTCAGAAAAGATGCACTTTTGGCTTGCTTAGGCGGCATCATTGATCAGAAAACAAGAAACATTACAGCGAGGTTAGGCTAATATGGACAAGATCGTAGAAGCATTGAAAAATCTCCTACCGGAGAATGAAGTTAATGAAGTAGCTAACGCCGTTGGCGAACTACTTGATCAGGCCAAGGCTAGCCTTGAGACTGAATTCAACAGCAAACTCGAAGAGGCTTATGCTGAACTTACATCTGAATTGGCCGAAGCAGAAAATATTGCAGAACAAGGCTACGAAGAAGCCTACGCAATCATCGGCGATCTGCGTACACGACTAGAAATTCAGGGACAAGAATACAAAGACGCTCTCGAAGAAGGATACGAAGAAGCATACCAAATGCTCAAATCTGAACGTGCAAAGAACGAAAATATCGAAGTGAATATGTACGAAGAATATGATAACAAACTATCAGAAATGAAAGAATATATCGTCGATAAAGTCGATCAGTTCCTTCAACTCAAAGGTAGCGAAATATACGAACAAGCTCGTCGTGACTTGGTTTCCGACCCAAGAATCGCAGAACATAAAGTCGCACTCGACAAAATTGTTAATATCGCTTCCAACTACCTTAGCAATGACGATTTCTCAGAAATCAATGCAGAAAAAGCAGAAGAAGCAACTCGTCAAGTTGAACAGCTAAAAGGACAAATGAGAATCCTTGAAGCTAGAAATATTCGCATCAGCACCGAAAACACAAAGCTGAACGAAGCAGTTCGACAAGCACAAGACCTCATCACGGAAAGCCGAAGAGTCGTAACCCGTGAAAGAAAGTCCAATGTTCTTAGCGAACAGAAAGAAAGAACCATGAAAGCACAGAATGTAACGGGGAGAGGTAATAACGCTAGCGATAATGTTGTTATTGCTGAATACAATAACAATAACACTAGTAACTCTGACATGGACCAACTGTTGGTCCTGTCGGGTCTGAAACAAACCAAGTGAACTCCTTTTAGCTATAACGAAGAATAGGAAATAATATGAACGCTAATTCTAGATTTTTGAACGAGGCTAGGGAGCTAGAAACTCGTTGGAAGCAGACCGGACTCCTCGAAGGCATTCAGGATCGATACGTCCGCTCAGCTACCGCAGTTCTGCTCGAAAACCAGAGACTCATGAACGAAGTCTCAACCGATACTGGCGATGTTGCACAGTTCAAGAGGATCTCAATTCCTCTCGTCCGTCGTATCTATCCACAGCTTATCGCTAACAAAATCGTATCAGTACAGCCATTGCTCGGCCCAACCGGCTTGGTTTACTACCTCCGCTTCCGCTATTCCAGCAACAAGGGTGCTACCCGTGGCGCTAGCAATATCGGCGGTTTCCCCGGTGATGATGCAAACTCACTGATGCAGAGAGCCGATGGTACTGCAAACCTCGACATCTTCTACACCAGCCAGTTCATCCAGAACGAAACAAGCTCAACTGACGCTGGAGCAGGCGTACAAAGCGTGTTCGCTCCTCTTGAACACACACCAGTTCTCGCAGGCACAATGACAGGCACAATCTATGATGGCGCAACCGCTATCCAGACATTTACCGTATCAGCTGGCGGAACTTTCACCTTCTCAGATATCGGCACACCTTCACCAAAGGTAACAAGCGGTACTCTTGGAACCACAACTGGCGAACTAGTCCTTAACTGGAACGGCGCTCCCGGTAGCAATAACGTAGTTGTCTCCTATGAGTACAACATGGAATGTAACCAAGATCTCCCTGAAATCAACCTCGTCGTTGAATCAGAAGAAATCGCTGCTAAAACCCGTAAGCTCAAGGCTGTATGGTCCTATGAAGCACAGCAAGATCTCCGCTCACAGCACAATCTTGACGCTGAAGCTGAACTAACCGCTGTCCTCGCTCAGGAAATCAACCTCGAAATCGACCGTGAAGTCCTCACCGACCTTCGTAACAACGCAGGTACTGTCTCTGCTTGGGACTTCAACACCGCACTCGGCGAAACCATCAAGGAAAAGTACGAATCCCTTTATGTTAAGGTCGTAGAAATTTCCAACGTCATCCATCGTAAGACTCTTCGTGGTGGCGCTAACTGGATCGTAACAAGCCCAGAAGTTGCTTCAATCTTTGAAACAGCTACAGCTGGCTTCGCTCCTGCTCCTTCCGAAACCTTCACCTCAAGCCTCGGCATCCAGTATGTCGGCACAGTGAACAATCGCTGGAGACTCTACAAAGATCCTCTCTTCCCAAGCAACCAGTTGCTAATGGGTTATAAGGGCGATAGTTACATGGACAGCGGTTACTTCTACTGCCCATACGTTCCTCTCACCCAGACACCAGTTGTTCTCGATCCTGAGAGCTTCTGCCCACGCAAGGGAATTCTCACACGCTATGGCAAAAAGTTGCTTCGTGAGGGGGCAAAATTTTACGCACGCCTCAGTATTGCTAATTTCGTCATCTGATTTTCATGCAAGATTTACTATCGCAAAACCAAGAAAACCCCGGAAAAACCGGGGTTTTCCCTTTTTACAAGCATCTAAATATTTTCTCAAAATTGCTGAAAAAATCCTTGATTTCTAAAATTTGCTTACTATAATACCTTTGTGGGGCAATAAGAAAAAGAGGTGTTAAATGGAACCAAACATCATCGTGATGAGTGAGTTAAATCAGAACAAGCATTGGGCTAAGGAAGTCCTTGAAGTTGCCCGTAAAATAAATCCTAATTCATTCCTTTTCTATAAACATGAATTCATAAAAAAAGAACAACAGATCAAATCACATGTTAATTCATATACAAGCAACAACATGAGATCGGTTTTTGCAAGAAAATGCAAAGTAACAGCAATTGAAACTGATGTGATGAGAAAATTCTGTAATAAATATCACATTCAAGGAGCAAACACCCTTGCGATTATTGCATTTGGAATATTTGAAGGAGATGAGCTTCTAGGAGTTCTTTCTTTGGGCAGACATCATCGTAACAATGAAGATGTTTTGCTTGATAGGATGTGTTTTAAGAATAGTGTAAGGGTAGTTGGTGGAGCCAGTAAATTATTTAATGCTGCTTTAGTTTGGGCAAAAGCTCAAGGAATCGATAAGATAATCAGCTTTAGTGATAATCGTTACAGTCTTGGAACTGTTTATGATAAACTCGGCTTTACTTTAGAAAGTGAATTAGTTCCTGATTACTTTTATGTTGAGCGTGAAAACATTGAAAAAGCTTACAGCAAACAAAGTCAAAAAAAGCAAAATGTTGACTGTCCAGAAGGACTGACAGAAAGGGAATGGGCAGAAGAAAGAGGTTTGGTTCAGGTTTATGACGCTGGAAAAAAGCGTTGGATATACAAAATTAGGAAAGTTGTTACAAATTCATTTGCTACTCGCAGGCATGGTTTTTATGAAACTAAAAAAAGCAGACCAAAAACAATTTATTATCAATCAAGCTATGAGTTAAGAGCAGCAACAATACTTGACAACGATGAAGCTGTTGATTTTTATACTACTCAAGTTACAGCTTCTATTGACGGAAGGGAAAGAATTATTGATTTTCTCGTTACATACAAATCTGGCGTTGTTTCAATAATTGAAGTCAAACCAAGACTCAAAATAGAAGCATGTAAGCAACAAATTGAAGACAACAAGAAAATTGCTTGTGAAAACAGTTGGAGATTCCAGTTGTGGACAGAGAAAGAACTGGGATTTGATTCTGAATACAAAGCTGTTTGTTGGGCTGACATGTTTCTTTCAGAAATACAAGGAATTGATTATGTTGAAGAAAGAAGAGATCGTCACAATGAAAGTGTGAAAAAACATTACAAAAAACATATAGCTACAAAAACTGTAGAAGTCCCCTGTGTCTTCTGTAATGAGGTTCATATGGCTTTGAGGCTGACTTATGACAAGAACATAGCTAGGAATGGGCGATACATTTGTGAGCGTGAGGGAGGGCATATAGCTGGCAGCAAACCCAAATTGAGTTTGAGGAAAGATAACCCTTATTCATCTGATGGCAAGAAGGAATGTAATAAGTGTAAGGAAGTTAAATTATTTGAGCAATTTAGTCCTGACAAGAGCAAGCGTGATGGATATTGTACTATGTGTAAGCCTTGTCGTTCTGAGAAGATGAAGGCTAGTTATGCGAAGAAGAAAGAGGCATGAAAATGTGGGGATATTATGGTAGTAAATCGAAGGTTGCGGGGAAATATCCTGTTCCACGTTATTCAAAAATAATAGAGCCATTTGCTGGTACTGCCCAATATTCCTTATTGTATTGGGATCGTGAAGTTCATTTGATTGAGAAGTATGAATTGTTGGTTAATTTGTGGAAATGGTTACAGAAATGTAGCAAGGAAGATATTTTATCGACAAGGCGTTTGAAGTTTGGTGAATCTACGGATAATTTTGAGTGGGATTGTCAGGAGAGAAAGGATTTGGTTGGTTTTATCATAACAGGAGCACCATCTATGCCGAAGAAGACAGCATCGAGATGGAAAACAGTAGTTCGTCCTAACACACAAGATTATAAGTTACAGTATATTGCTGAAAATTTGGAAAAGATTAGGCATTGGAAAATTGATTTAGGTGATTATAGAGATGTTGAAAATTGTGAGGCGACATGGTTTATTGATCCGCCATATTATGTGGGTGGAAAATATTATAAGCATGGAAGCAAGTTAATTGATTATGATATTTTGGGTACATGGTGTAAGGATAGGATGGGTCAGGTGATTGTTTGTGAGTCAGATGGAGGAACTTGGTTGCCATTTGAACCTTTAACTGAATCGAGAGGCAACAAGAATGTTTACAAGGAATATATTTGGTTAAAGTGATTAAGAAGAAGAAAGAGGCTTGAAAAAAGAATAATTTTCACCAAATTGGCATAGTAAAATTACTAAATATTTGTTGATTTGTATAAATATATTGAATGTTTCATTATGTATAAAAATTAAATATTTTTTCAAGGAGATAAAATGGGAGCTACATCAGCCACAGGAGTCGGTAAGGGAGCAGCAGGTGTTACCCGTGGTCCCGGCAATAATCGCAATCAGTTTTCATCTTTGCTTGATCCACACATTGTTTTTCACGGAACTGCTTTCGCTGATGGTGGTAATGTACAGATTGATTTGCCATCAAGTGTTTACGATATTCCTCAAAATTTGACTCTTCTTTGTTCAACACAGGCATTTCTTGCTGAGAAACTTCTAAACGGAGACAATATTTGCACTGGATTTAGAGTATATACTTACAAGAAAGCTGATTTGGATTATGTCATCATTAAGAGTCCAAGTGGAAAATTTACTCCACTTGATGATGTCAGCACAAACGATTGATTTCTATTTATAAAAAAGGAGGCATAAATGGAAATTAAGATTGTTAAGAATGAAAAAAACGTCGAAATTATTCGTGCTGTGGAAAATAAAGGTGTAGCCACATTATCTTCGGATCAAAATTCTGGAGTTAGAATGGGCAAAATTTCCAACAAAGTTTTAGAGAGAATAGGTGGTCTTGAAACTTTTGTAAGGCGATTTAATAGACTGTATTCTAATACTAAATTAAAATTTACATTAGTTGATCCAGCGGCACCAGAAGTTGCACCAGAAGTTGCACCAGAAGTTGCACCAACACCAGAACCAGAAGTTGCACCAACACCAGAACCAGAAGTTGCACCAACACCAGAACCAGAAGTTGCACCAACACCAGAACCAGAA